AAGCTGAGAGGATGGCCGTAGAGCAGGCAAAGCAGGCGCGAGATGCCTACGCGCAAAGGCTGAACCTGATCGAAGAGTTCATCAGTAAACAAGACACCGGGGAAAATCTCGAGGCGTTGAAAGAGACTGACCCCATTGGTTATGCCGTCAAGGTAGCCGAGCGCACAGAGCGCGAGAAGCAACTTGCGATGGTTCAGGCCGAGAAGCAGCGTATTGCTCAACAGCAAAACGCCGAGCGTCAAGCCGAGCTAGCCCAAGCTGTTCAGCGTGAAGCGCAGCGACTTGCGGAGGTGATTCCTGACTACGCGCACCCTGAGAAGGGAACCGAAGTCAAGAAGATGGTTCGAGAGTTTGCCAAGTCGATTGGTTTTTCCGATCAAGAGTTGGCGAATGCTTACGACTCCCGAGCTGTTCAGGTTCTGTATATGGCCGCGCAATACGCGAAGTTACAGAGCCAGAAGCCTCAAGTAACCAAGAAAGTAAGTGAAGCGCCGAAGATGCTTCGTCCAGGCACGGCAGCGACCCAAAAGGTAGCGGCAGACGAAACAGTAAAGAAAGCCCATTCGCAGTTGAGGAAGTCTGGAAAAGTCTCCGATGCTGCGGCCCTGTTTGAACGTCTACTCTAAGGAAATATCATGACCCAATTTCGTACCTATGCCGCTATTGGTATGCGGGAGGACTTGAGCGATATTATTTATAATATCTCTCCAACCGATACGCCATTCCTATCTACCGTCGGCAAGACCAAGGCGACTGCCGTTTATCACGAGTGGCAGACTGACTCCCTGGCCGCTGCTGCTGCTAACGCCGCAGTTGAAGGTGCTGACGCTTCTAGCGCGACTCTCAGCCCGACGACTCGTGTTGGTAACCGCACCCAGATCAGCCAGAAGACTGTTGCTGTGACCGGCACGCTGCAAGCCGTTGACAAGGCTGGCCGTAAGTCGGAACTGGCTTATCAGCTGTCGAAGGCTTCGTCTGAGATCAAGCGCGACATGGAGTTCACGCTGCTGAACAACACCGTTCAGGCCAATGGCACGGCTGGTTCTACTGCCCGTGTGTTGGGTGGTCTTCAGACCTGGCTGTCGAGCAACGGCGACTTCGGTTCGGGTGGCTCTGCTGGTTCTTCCGGCACGACCGCTCGTACCAACGGCACGAACCGCACCTTCACGGAAGACATCCTGAAGACCGTGATTAAGGAAGTGTTCGAGTCCGGTGGTAGCCCGAAGATTCTGATGGTTAGCCCGGCGCACAAGCAGACGGTTTCGGCTTTCGCCGGTATCGCTGCCCAGCGTTACATGGCTCCCTCGGATGCTCCGACGACCATAATTGGCGCAGCGGACATTTATTTGTCCGATTTCGGCAGCGTGTCTTGTGTACCTAACAGGTTCATGTTGTCGGGCAACTCTGCTAACGAAGTGGCCTTTGTGCTTGATCCCGAGTACGCTGCTGTTGCTTATCTGCGTCCCTTCCAGACCATCGAACTGGCGAAGAACGGTGACTCGGATCGCACGCAGCTGCTGGTTGAGTACACCCTCGAGGTCAAGAACGAAGCCGCCCACGGCATCGCAGCTGACCTGTCGTAAGCCGATTTATCGGTGACAACTAAGGGGGCCGGGGCAACTCAGCCCCCTTTTTCACATGAACATCAACGAAATCGCAAAAAACACCAAGGTAGTCCAGCGCAAGGCTCACGCCGCCGATGATGGCGGGATCGTGATCGAGAGTTCGCAGGATGTGGGTGGGATCATTGAGTCCAATAAGGCTCAGTTCAACTCATACGATGAGCGCGCTCGATGGAGCGACCATTTGTTTGGGAACAAGATCGCCTCTGTGCCTTTGGTGGTGATTGACGATCTCAACAAAAAGGGCATCATGCGAGGGTTCCATGTGGTTGACCAGGCTCGATTCAAAGAGTGGCTCAATCATCCTGACAACCGCGCATTCCGCACCCGTCCAGGGAGGGTCTGATGGCTATCGCCACATATTCTGATCTCAAGACTAAGATAGCCGACTATCTTGGTCGAACTGATCTCACGAGCCAGATTCCAGACTTCATCACGTTTGCGGAGAACCGCCTTCGCCGGGACTTGCGTATTCGTCAGATGCTGAAGCTAGTCAATGCGACGATGACGGCAAACGATGCCACGTTGTCGCTCCCGGCTGACTTCCTGGAAATGCGGGATATTCACCTGAATACCACGCCCATCCGGGTGTTGGAGTATCTCGCTCCAAACATCTTTTACCGCAACGCAGACGTTACGACTGTTGGGGTTCCTAACAGTTACACCGTCCTGGCAAGTGAGTTCCAGTTCGCACGAATTCCGGATGACGCTTACAACGTGCGGATGCTGTATTACGCAGCACCGACCTATCTAAGCGACTCCAACACCTCAAACGTGTTCTTGGCAAACTGCCCTGATGCGCTTGTCTATGCCGCTTTGGGTGAGGCAGAGCCTTATCTGATGAATGATGAGCGTCTAGCGACCTGGGCCGCGCTGTATCAGAGGGCAATTGACACTATCACTGCTTCTGATGATCGGGGAGAATACGCAGGTGTTCCCCTTACCATGACACTCGCTCGGAGATAAACATGGCTGAAATGTCCAACTATCTGGAGAACGCGCTTGTAAACGCGACTCTCCGCAATACCTCATACACAAGCCCGACCACGATCTATGTGGCGCTATACACCACAGACCCTACCGATGCGGATACGGGCAATGAGGTGAGCGGCAACGGGTATGCCCGTCAGTCGGTGGCATTCTCTGCCCCGTCTAACGGCGCGACCTCCAACTCTGGCGCTGTGGAATTCCCGCAGGCTACGGGTTCGTGGGGTACGGTGGCCTACATTGGCCTTCGGGATGCTTCCTCGGGTGGGAATCTGCTGTATCACACCGCGCTGGACGCTTCCAAGGCTATTGCAACGGGTGATGTGTTCCGCATCGCCATTGGATCGCTCACCGTTACTCTGTCGTAATGGCTGATCTCTACCCGCCGTGGACAATAGACTCCCTTGACAACCTCAAGGCGAGTCTAGATGACCTCACGCTAACGCTTGATTCACCGCTCTACATCACAAGCGTTACCCGGTGGGATGGAGTTGCATCTGTTGCGGCTTCAGCAACTGTTACGGCAAGCGGAACACTGGTTCAGCAAGCCTCTGCATCGATAACGGCATCTGCATCAGTTTCTGCTGCGGGGCAACTTGTTCAAAGCGGCGCGGCTCATATAACCGCATCGGCCACCGTCACGGCGAGTGGGCAGCTTATTCAAGAGGGCGCGGCATCGATTTCCTGCTCGGCCTCTGTCACCGCGAATGGCGGGGTGGTTGCCGAAGGGGTTGCATCGTTTGATTGCTTGGCGACTGTGGTTTGCTCTGCATCTGCGATCTACTCCCAATCAGCCTCAATTACTGGTATTGCCACGGTCTCGTGCGACGCTACCAAGCAGGGCCAGGAATGGAGTCCTGTGCAGGAATCCTCCGATACATGGGATGATGTGGCTGGTGATACGACCACATGGGTTCCTGTTCCTGCGGCTAGCGGCTCATGGACTCTAAGGATTTGATATGCCTGAAACCAAGATCACATTCGGAGAGTGGCTTCCAGACCAGCCAGGCATCGCAGGCGCGCTCCAGGCGGCATACAACGTCTATCCTCAACAGGTTGGATATGGCCCTGTCCCGTCAACGTCTGACTATTCAAACGCAGCATCTGAAGATTTGAATGGCATCTTCTCAGGGAAGATTGCTAGCGCGTCTAGTCTTTTCGCTGGTGGCGCAACAAAACTGTTCAAGTATGACTCTGCCACTCGCAACCTGAGCAATGTCTCAAAGGCCGGTGGATACACGAATTCAAAGTGGCGCTTTGCCCAGTTCGGTGATGTTGTACTGGCAACCAATGACAACGCAAAGATTCAAGCATTCACGCTGAACTCAAGTTCTGTGTTTGCCGATGTCGATGCCGCCGCTCCTGTTGCTTCATACATCACGGTTGTTCGAGACTTCGTGGTCGCCGCGAACATTGCCTCTTATCCCAACCGAGTCCAGTGGTCTGACATCAACAACGAGGCGAATTGGACTGCTGGGCCTACTTCCCAATCAGACTACCAGGACATCCCTGATGGTGGGGACATCCAGGGGATAACGGGTGGAGAGTTCGGGCTAGTCCTGCTTGAGAAAGCTATCGTTCGGATGAGCTATATCGGCTCTCCGCTGTTCTTCCAGTTCGACACCATCTCCCGCGAGATCGGGTGCTATGAGCCTGGGTCGGTCTGCCAGTACGGGAACATGACCTTCTTCCTGTCGGATGACGGGTTCTATATGTGCGATGGCCAGAAGGTTGTGCCAATCGGCGCGGAGAAGGTAGACCGCTGGTTCTGGGACGATATCCTTCCTTCTTACGCGAACTTCAGTTCTGCTGTAGATCCGGTCAAAAAGGTTGTGATCTGGTGCTACCAGAGTGTTAGCGGCGGGTATTCCCTGCTCATCTACAACTGGCAGTTGGGACGGTGGTCTTACGGGACAACCACCGCAAACTACATCGCATCTGCCGCAACTCCTGGCGTAACGCTCGAGGGTCTTGACCTGTTCTCGATGTCCATTGATGCTCTTCCGGCATCTTTGGATTCCCGCCAATGGCTCGGAGGAAGGTTGATCTTCTCTGGCGCTTCGGGAGCAAAGATAGTGACCTTTGAGGGCGCGAATCAGTCTGCATTCATCGAAACTGGCGATCTGAGTTCTGCCCCGAGCATCATCACCCTAGCCCGTCCACAAGTGGACAATGGCTCCGCGACTGTTGCCGTGGCCTCTAGAGAGATGCTTGACGATACGATCTTCTACTCAACGGCTGTGGCCGCGAGTAACGAGAACCGAGTCTCTCTCAGAAGCTCAGGAAAGTACCACCGCATTAAGGTTGTGCCTACTGGGAACTGGACGACTGTGGCCGGTGTTGACATCAATGTCGTTCCGAGAGGCCGTCGATGATGTTTCGTGTTCTCCCCCCATTTGGCGCTGATCCTCGCGGCATCGCTGAGGTAGTCAATGGGTTGATGAATGGCAAGTCCAACAATACCGGGACTGTCACTCTCGCCACGGGGGGCGCACTCACAACCACGCTCTACGATGAGCGGATCAGCCCAGACACGAAGATAGTTCTTCTCCCGTTCTCGGCTGCGGCTTATGTCGATCAACTCCCATTCGGTGCGTTTCAGGACTCCACCGATCAGACTGCGGCCTCGATTACTGCGGCCTATGCGGTCACCCTGAACACGACTGATTACTCAAACGGGGTCACGGTCTCCAACAGTTCTCGGGTCAACTTCAAGAACCCTGGGACGTATAACATCCAGTTCTCGCTCCAATTCGCAAATACAGACTCACAGATTCAGGACGTTGACATTTGGTTCAGGAAGAACGGAACCGATGTGGCCGGAAGTAATAGCAGGTACTCAATCCCAAATAAGCATGGCAGCATCAACGGCCATCTGATCGCGGCTCTGAATTACTTTATTGAGCTGGCGGCGAATGACTACATGGAGATCATGTGGGCAACAACGTCAACCGCTGTGACGATTGAGCAGCTCCCAACCCAGACAAGCCCTACCCGTCCGGCCACTCCAAGCGCAATCGTGACGGCAAACTGCGTATCAATGGCGAGCATTGCAAATGTGTACGTTTCATCGCAGACTCAGGGATCGGCAACTATCAGCCATTACGCTAATTCCACAGCCGATAAGATCTTTGCTTACATTTTGGTGGGATGATGGAAGCACGATTGATTTCCCCCAACGATCTGCGACAATGGTGGCGATTCGTCAGACCAGGACTGGAGAATATTCTCCACAAGACCCCGGAAGGATGGATTCCCGAGGATGTCTACACAGACTGTTTTAACGGGAAATCTATGCTCTGGGTCGGCCTGGTAGACGCAAGGCCAGTCGGGTTCATGGTGTTGCAACCCAGGGGTTCCTCGCTCCACGTGTGGTGCGCCCATCTGCAAGAGGTGGGTTATTTTGAGGAAGGCTGGCAGCATCTCCTGAACATTGCTCAGCGCGGAAACGCCGAAAAGCTCACATTTGAGTCTTGGCGTCCGGGTTGGGAACGACGGGCTAAGAGACTTGGATTCAAGCCCCGATCATGGGCATTGGAGGTTATATGAGTGGTGGCGGCGGTTCACAAACGACGACCCAAGAGCTTGACCCGACAGTCAAGCCTTACGTTCAATTTGGACTGAGCGAGGCCCAACGTCTGTATCAGACGCAAACTCCTCAGTATTACAGCGGGCAGACCTACATTGGCCCGAGCGCCCAGACGCAATCCGCGCTCCAGGCCGCTCAACAACGGGCGGTGATGGGTTCTCCTCTGCTCCCCGGCGCTCAACAGCAGGCTCTGTCCACGATTCAGGGTCAATACTTAGGTGGAAACCCTTTCTTCCAGGGTGCATTCCAACCGGCGGCGCAGGCGGCTCAGCAGCAGTATTTCGACGCTCTTGGGCAACTGAAGTCCCGCGCTTCCCAGGCTGGCCGATATGGGTCTGGCGCAATGGTCAACCTTGAGGATCGTGCTCGAGGCCAATTTGCTCAGTCTCTGACGGATGCTGCCTCAAGGCTTGCATACCAAAACTACGAGGCCGAACGCGCTCGCCAGCAAGCAATGATCGGCGCTGCACCTTCTTTGGCCGCGGCTGATTATGGCGACATTGAGCGTCTTGCTCAGGCTGGCCAGGCTGCCGAGGCTTATCAACAAGCCGCGCTCCAAGCGGACATCAATCGCTTCAACTTCCAGCAGGGGTTGCCTCAAGCGCAACTGGGTCAGTTCCTTGGGGCTGTATACGGCTCTCCTCGTGGATCGGTTACTACTCAGCCTGTGTATCGGAATCAAGCGACTGGCGCTCTTGGCGGGGCGCTTGCTGGCGCTCAACTTGGCAGTGTGATTCCTGGCATTGGTACTGGAATCGGCGCTGGGATTGGTGGTCTGCTCGGACTCCTGGGGTAAACAATGAATGAACTCTTTGCACAACTTTTTGGTCAGAGTCCAAGTTACGCTAATGCTCTTTTCGGAGAGGATGAAGCGGCTCGTCTCCGGCAACAAGCCCAACAGCAAGGACTCCTGAATGTTGGTCTATCCTTACTTGCTGGGTCTGGCCCTAGCACTCAGCGTCGCGGTGTGGGTCAACTTCTGGCGCAGGGTGTAGCCGCAGGCCAGCAGGCTTACCAGGGCGCATACAACCGCGCTCTTCAAGAGCAGGCAATGAAGGAGCAGATTGCCGAGCGGCAGCAACTCCGTCAAGAGCAGCAGATGGCACAAGCTGCACAGCAGGCTGTGTTTCGTCGTCCTGTTACGGAAGTTTATGGCGAAGACATCATGGGCCAGCGAGTTGGCGAGGGTGTGAAGATTGGGATGCCGCAACTCGACATCAATGCTCTCCTGTCGCTACCGATTGGTGTGCAGCAGCGGCTTATGCCGCAAGTGGCGGCGACTGCTGAACTTATCCCGAAGCTTCGCAAAGCTGGCCTTACCGGTGAACAAGGGCCGCAAGAAAACCCATTTGCCACATTTATACAAGACCCAACTGTTCCTCAGAATGTGAGAACTCTTGCCCAGCAGTATGGGCGCAGCTTCGCAAGTGGACAACTTGATCCCGATAAGGCTGATGAGCGTGTTCGGCAGTTGACCGAAATGACTCAACGTGTTCAGCAGTTCCAGCAGACGCAAGAAGGCATCGCTGCTCAACGGCAACAAACAGCAGAACTTCAGCGTTCTGGACAGGCAATCCAACTTGGAAATCAAGCCATTCAGCGCATGATGGCTGAAGCAAAACTCGAGCAGGCTAAGGAAAAGGCTGAAGAGAAGGCAACCACAAAGCAGGATGCTAAAGATCAGTTGACCGCTACTGTTGAGCAGTTGAAGAAGAACTACGACACGCTCCTCCAGGAAGGCGGGATTGTTAGCACTCAGGCCGGTGGAATGCAGAACATAGGTGCTCGCATTTCTAGTTCTGGCATTGGTAAGGCTGTTGGCGGCGCGGTTGGTACAAAGACCCAAGAGCAGCGCCAGGCCATTGAGCAGACCCGTCCGCTTCTGTTGAATCTCATCAAGAACGCGACTGGCATGAGCGCACAGCAAATGAACTCAAATGCTGAAATGCAGCTTTACCTGAATGCCGCCACTAATCCTGACTTGAGCTATGAAGCCAACATGGAAGCCTTGAAGAATCTTGATAGGCTTTTCGGTCTTGGAACAGCGGCAAAGAGAATTGAAGAAGACGCCGCAAAGCGTCAAAAGCCTGCTGGGCAATCTAAAAGTGGGTGGTAAATATGGCCGACATCACGATCACATTTTCTGATGGCTCTACCCACGTTTATGAAAACGTGCCGAACAATGTAACGCGAGATCAGGTTCTCCAGAGGGCATCAAAAGACTTTTCTGGACGACAGGTTGCCAATGTTTCAAGGACATCATTTGCTGAGATGGGCGCTGCCGACATAGCTGGGCAGGCGATCAGAAATGTTCCGTCATCTGGCGCAAGAATGATTGGCGACATTGTTCAGGCGATCACAAGCCCAGTCCAGACAACAAAAGCCATTCTTGATGTTGGTGCGGGTGCTTTGCAAAACATCCTCCCAGAGCGTCTTGTTCAAGCAATTGGGGAAGATCGCCCATCACGCGAGGTTGCCTCTCAAGTTGGGCAGTTTTATAAGCAACGATATGGCTCTGAAGAGGGCTTCAAAAAAGCTGTTGCTACTGACCCGGTTGGGGTCATGGCCGATCTAAGCACGATTCTGGCTGGTGGATCAATGGCCGCACCTCGAGCTGCCGCCGCGCCACTCAAAGCTGCTTCTGTGGCAGTTGACCCGCTTGCCTTGGCGGCAAGGGGAGCCGAGAAGGTTGTGTCTGCTACTGGTCGAGTTGCCGCTCCTACACTTGGGATGACAACTGGCGCCGGGTCTGAAGCGATCTCTCAAGCATTTAAGGCTGGTGCTGAAGGTGGTGAGCGAGCAAGGTTGTTCACGGAGAATCTTCGTGGACAAGCTCCGATTACAAATGTTCTTGATGCCGCTCGCGCCAATCTTCAGCAGATGAACAGCGCAAAACAGGCTGAGTATCGGTCAAACATGGCCGCCATCAAGACAGACAAAACAGTTCTTGATTTCGCCGGGATCGACAAGTCATTGCAAGACGCCTTCGGTAAGGTTTCATTCAAGGGCCAAGTTAAGAATGAGTCTGCGGCAAACAAACTTTCTCAGGCCCAGCAGAAGATCGACGATTGGAAAAACCTCGACCCTGCACAATTCCACACTCCGGAGGGTTTGGACGCTTTGAAACAGCAGGTTGGCGACATCCTTGAGACCATTCCTTTTGAGCAGAAAACAGCTCGATCTGTGGTCGGTGATGTCTACAACTCGATCAAGACAGAAATCAATAAGCAGGCTCCGACATACGCAAAGACAATGAAGTCTTACTCGGATGCAACGGAGCAGATAAAAGAGATTGAGCGTGCCTTGTCTGTTGGGAAGAAGGCATCTGCTGATACTGCACTTCGTAAGCTGCAGTCAATCATGCGGAACAATGTAAACACCAATTATGGTCAGCGCACGGCTTTGGCTCAACAGCTTGAGCAGGCTGGTGGACGCCAGTTCATTCCTGGGTTGGCCGGACAAGCATTGAGTGAAATTTCGCCAAGAGGATTGCAGCGAGCATCTGCTCTTCCGACCGCATTCCTGGCCGGGACTACTGGCGGCATTCCTGCGGCAGCAGCTTCACTAGTTGCGTCTTCACCGAGGGCAATGGGAGAATTGGCCTACGGAACAGGGGTGGCCTCTCGTGGACTTCTAGATGTTCAAAGAAGGATTCCTGAACTTGACTACCCATTGCTGCTGAATCTCCTGTATCAGTCTCAGCAACCGAAGGAATAAATCATGCCACGCGCAAAAATCTCAGAGTTTTCTACCACCGCCAGTGATAACACCGACATCGATGGAATCAACATCGCGGAAGGTTGTCCCCCGAGTGGTATCAACGATGCCATTCGTGAGCTTATGGCCCAGCTCAAGGACTTTCAGTCCGGTGTAGCGGGTGACAATATCACCGTTGTTGGTACACTTGCGGCAAAGGGTACATCCTCTTCCGGGGCTGACCTGAAGCTGTATGAGGACACCGACAATGGAACGAATTACGTCGGATTCATTGCTCCGGCAGCAGTCGCTGCCAATGTCCAATGGACGCTCCCGAATGCAGATGGATCGGCCAACCAAGTGCTTCAGACAAACGGATCTGGAGTGTTGAGTTGGTCTACACCATCTTCCGGCATCACCACTGGCAAATCCATCGCTATGGCGATGATCTTCGGGTTCTAAGGGGAAATCATGGCAAACCCAAATATCGTTAACGTCACCTCGATCTACGGGAACACAGCTTATGTGATTCCCTCGGGGACTACAGCCACTACGTCCTGGACGTTCAACGGCACCACTTCTCTGACGGGCTTGACCCCGGCGGTGAACACGGTCAACCGGGTCACGGGGATTGTGGTCACCAACACCACCTCAAGCGCGGCAACGGCGACTGTGGCGATTGGCAACAACGCGACTTTCGGCTCTGCGACTGTGGTGGCGTATCTGGCTTACCAGGTCAGCGTTCCGGCTAATACCTCGCTGATCGTGACCGACAAGACCACGAGTTTCTATGTCACCGAGAACCAGTCGGTTG